CTGGTTATAGCAAGTTTGATTATTATACTGCTAATGCAAATACTGATGGAACATTTGTTTATACAGGATTTAAACCAAAATTTCTTATGATTAAAAGATATAGTGGTACTGGAAATTGGGTAATGCAAGATAATAAAAGGTCGACATCAGGTGGTGCAAACCCAAATGATGATTGGTTATATGCAAACAATAATGATGCAGAATATGATGCTGGTTCATATCCATTAGATATGATTTCAAATGGATTTAAAATTAGACATGGTAATGGTAGTTATCAAAATGAGCCAAGTGGAGCTGAATACCTATACATGGCATTTGGTCAGACCTTAGTAGGATCTAATAACATTCCTTGTACTGCGAGGTAATCTCGCATGTATTTCGGTGCTACACCTTTTGCAGCCGCACCCTTCTCAGATGTAGGGTTTAATCCTAACGCATTTGTCAATGTCCTTGGATCAAGAATTAATGTAAACATCGGCAACTCTACAATATCTGGAGATGCTAATTTTTCAGTCACAGGTAATCGAGTAAATATATCTACTGGTAATGTAACTATTATTGGTAAGGCAAGAGAAGTATTATCTGGCAATGGATTAGAATTAGGTATTGGTGACGCTCAAGCTTCTATACCTAAAGATGTGCCAGTTACTGGTAATGGCTTTGAATTAGCTAAAGGTACAGTTATTACAAAAGCTGGTGCTGTGCCTACTATAACAAGCAATAGGTATAATATTGGCACTGGTGATGTTACAATTATTGGTAAATGTAATCTATCAGTTACTGGTAATGGCTTTGAGATAGGACTTGGTAATGCAACGGCTAAAGCAAATGCAACTGCGATTGTATCTGGTAAGAGATTTAATATAGGTACAAGTGATGTAACTGTGTTAGCAAAAGCAAAAGCGCTACCTTCTGGTGAAGGGTTTGAATTAGGTACATCTGATATAACACTAAGAATGTGGGAAGCAGTGCCTACAAATGCAACACAAACTTGGGTGGAGATACCGTAATATGTTTTTTGGAGCAACATCGTTTTCAGCTACAACTTTTGCCGGAGTCGGTATTCAAAACGTTGTGGTATTAGCCACTGGTAAAAGGGTTAATATTGCTGTAGGAAACACTACTGTTGGCTTTGGAGTTCAACCTACGGGCAACAGATTTAACCTTGCCAATGGTACCGTTAATGTGGTATCTTGGAATGATATAGATCCAAACGCAACAGGGACATGGGTGCCTATTGACCCATTGAACCCATAGGAGAATTATGGCATCAAGTACGTCAAGTGATTTAAAACTAGAACTAATTACAACAGGTGAAAAGTCAGGTACCTGGGGTACAATTACAAATACAAATTTACAGATATTAGAACAAGCAGCTAGTGGTTATATAGCTATTGATGTAGCATCTAGTGATGTTGCTTTAGCATTATCAAACCATGCTGTATCAAATGGTAAAAACTTATATTTTAAATTAACAGGAACCCTAGCAGCTAACAGAACAGTTACTATGCCTAATAGTGCTGAGAGAGTATTTATCGTAGAAGATGCTACAGCTAGATCATCAAACAATTATACACTAACAGTTAAGACTGTATCAGGGACCGGAATAGCTTTACCTATTGGATCTAAATCTTTAGTATATTCAGATGGTACTAATGTAAACAAAGGTTTAATTAACAAAGGATACTATACAGTACCGGGAGCATACACTGCAGTAGATGGAGATCAGTTATTAATCGATACGTCTTCAGGTGGTATTAATAGTTCAGTAACAGTAACCTTACCAGCGTCACCTGCTATCGGTAACGAAGTTACCTTTATTGATAGTGGAAACAATGTTAACTCTAATAATCTTACAATTGCAAGAAATGGATCAAACATATTAGGGGCAGCTTCTAATTTAGTAGTTAACACAAATGGTGCAGCTTTTACTTTAGTATATGTAAATGCAACGAGAGGCTGGGCATACAAAGATAAAATATAGGAGCTAGCAGATGGCTCTAGTTGAGTATAAATTTCTTCCAGGAATAGACAAACAATCTTCTGACTCTGGTGCAGAAAACCGTTGGATTGATTCTGACAATGTTAGATTTAGATATGGTCTACCAGAAAAAGTTGGTGGATGGTCATCACTTGTTACAGATACAATAGTAGGTGTAGCAAGAGCCATGCATGCTTTTACTGATTTAGAAGGTAATAGATATGTTGCCATAGGCACAGATAAATTTTTATTAATATATTTTGAAGGTAAGCTTCATGATATTACACCACTAAAAACAACATTAACATCTGCAACAATTGCAACTACAAATGGATCACCTACATGTACAATTACAAAAGCAGCACATAATTTATCTGTTGGAGATATTGTACAATTAGATAGTGTCACTTTACCTGGTGGTACAGGTTTTAGTAATTCTGATTTTGAAGATAAAAATTTTCAAGTCATAACAGTTCCTACAACAGGAACATTTACAATCACACAAACTAGTAATGCAACTGGCACAGTATCCGCTGGTGGTAGTTTAAGTTTAAAACCTTACGAGCCTGTAGGACCAAGAGCACAAACATATGGTTATGGTTGGGGTGTTGCTGGCTGGAGCGATGGTAACTGGGGCGAAGCTGCAACAGCTTCTGACGTATCTCTAGAACCAGGACTATGGTCATTAGATAATTTTGGAGAAGTTTTAATTGCAACTATTGCAAATGGTAAAACATTTACATGGAATGGTGGTGCAGCATCTGCATTAAATAATCGTGCATCAACTACAACAACAAATTTTGAAACTAACAGTAACCCAACAGCGAGTAGAATTACACTTGTGTCACCAACAACTAGACACTTAATACATCTTGCAACAGAAACAACTATTGGTAACACGGCAACACAAGATGATATGTTTATAAGATTTTCTGACCAAGAAGCAATCAACACATATGCACCTACAGCAACAAATACTGCAGGTACACAAAGATTGCAAGATGGTACAAAAATTATGGGTGCATTAAAAGCTAAAGAAACAATTTTAATATTTACCGACAATGCTTTGTATACAATGAAATTTGTTGGTGCTCCGTTTACGTTTGGATTTGAACAGGTAGGTACAAACTGCGGTTTAATAGGTAAGAATGCAGCTGTAGAAATAGATGGTGTTGCTTACTGGATGTCACCTAAAGGTTTCTTTGCATTTGATGGTACAGTCAAATCATTACCATGCACAGTAGAAGATCATGTGTTTGAAAATATTGATACTACAAAAGGACAACAAGTAAATGCAGGATTAAATAATTTATTTACAGAAGTTATTTGGTGGTATCCAAGCGCAGGCTCCGATTACAATGACAAATATGTTGTTCTTAATTTTGGTGAGTCTGCACTAACAAGAGTGGTAGGTGGTGTTTGGTATACAGGTACAGAATCTAGAACTAGCTGGGTAGATGCAACTATATATCCAAAACCTTTTGCAACTAAATATAATGTATCTGCAAATGGTACATTTCCTGCTATTGTAGGTGAATCTGGTTTAGGACAAACAACTTTATTTGAACACGAAGTTGGTACAGATCAAGTAAATCCAAATGGTACAACCACATCGGTTACATCATTTATAAAATCATACGACATAGATATAGAACAAAGATCTAGAAATCCAATAGCTCCTGCTGTTGCTGGTGAAGTATTTATGAAAATGAGAAGATTTGTACCTGATTTTAAATCATTACAAGGTAATGCAAAAGTAACACTAGGAGTAAAAAGATATCCACAAGAAACTCAAATCAATACAGCATTAAGTCCTTTTACAATATCATCTAGTACAATTAAAAAAGATACTAGAGCTAGAGGACGATATATAAATATTAAAATAGAAAACGACACATCTAGTGAGTCTTGGAGATTTGGTACTCTTAAATTAGATGTACAACCAGATGGTAGAAGATAATGACTAAGATAAACATAAGATTACCAGAACCAAAAGAAGAATATGATGTATCAAACCAAAAACAAATTAACAGAGCTTTGACTATTATGAAGGATCAATTAAATTCTACATTTTTAGACGAAGTAAAACAGGAGCAGGAACGAGTGTCCTGGTTTATAGGTGGCTAACGTATTTACAAACGCTAAAAAAGACTTAACAACCAATGGTGTAACCACTGTATATACAGTGCCTGCATCAACAACTGGTATAGTAAAATCAATATTAGTATCTGAGGACTCGGGAAACGCTGATACTATAACTTTGACCTTGACAGATGCATCTTCAAATGTATTTAGTTTATATAAAACTAAAGCTGTATCTGCCAATGAAACAATAGAGCTGTTATCGCAGCCCATAGTTTTACAGGAAAGTGAAGCTATAAAGGCTACTGCAGCCACAGGAAACAGGTTACATATTGTGCTTTCTGTGTTACAAATAAATAGGGAATAATATATGGCATTTAAAGAAGAAGGATCAGTTGAATACGTAACAATTGACGGTAAAGAAGTACCTGTTGTTAAGTGTGAAGCTGAAATAGTTTTAAGAAATACAAAAACAAATTACGAATACAACTCAGATAAAGAAGCAGAAGACGACATTGCTAATCCAGATACAGATACTGTAAGAGAAGATGTTACAAGATCTGTAAAAATTAAAGTAGCAAAGATGCCATCGTTAGGTGCATCATCGGATAAAGAAGATGAGTAAAAAACCTTTAACAATATCTGAATCAGCTGCCGTGCAGATGCCAATGAAGACGGTTGCTAGTTTGATAATTATCGTGGCACTTGGCACCATGGGCTACTTCCAAATTATAGAGCGTCTTAACGTTGCAGACACTCGTATACAGATTATGGAAAAAGATCTTGAAGAAAATACAGAGTTTAGAATTAAATGGCCACGTGGACAACTAGGTTCATTACCCGCCGATTCGGAACAATTTATGATGATCGAGGATCTTTATAAGACCACGGATAAACTTAACAAACACATAGAATCCATGGCACTAAATAAAGTTAACATAGAATTTTTAAGAAAACAAATGGACAAAGTTTTAGAAGACATCGAAAAATTAAAAGATCAAAACAGAGAAATTAAATATACAAACGGGAGCTCACAATAATGTCTATATTTGCTGCACCCGCTTTTTATAATCAAGCTGATCAAAATATATTTAATCAAGGTGATCGTTTTGTTACACAAGAACCTTATAGATTAGGAAACCCAATACCTATATCAACTGGTACAGCAACAAGTGGAGCTGCTACAGGCATACAAACAGTGCCTATAAACATGGGCGGAGGTGGCGGTGGAGGTTCAATGTTTACCGGTGGAGTAAATGATTTAATAACAGATTTTCAAACTGCGTTAGATAAAAGACAAAATAGAATAAATAACCCTTCTAATACTTTTTTAGGTTTTAATACTATGAGAGATCAACAATTAACAGGACCAGACTTAGGAGAATATATAGGATCTAACATAGATGTCCCTCAAGAATTAACTATGGCCGGTAGAATACAAGAGGGCTTAGGAAGTTTTAAAGATAAAATTGGTAATGTTATGGGTTCAATTTCAGGTTTTGGTCCTATAAGTGCAATACTAGGATCAATGGATAGATTTGATACTTTATCACCAGTTGATCAACAATTTATAAACATGAATATGGGTTACACAGGTCCGACAGTATTTGGTGAGAATAAATCAGGGTTATCGAAAGATCCTTATGGAATAAACACTAGGTCTATGTTTGGTAATTATGCAGATTATGTAGAAAATTTTAACACAGATTATACAGATGAAGAACTTGCTAACATGTCTAAATTTAGACAACAAAAAATACGGTTTTATCAACAAAAACAAAAAGAATTACAAGAAATAAGAGAAGCAGAAATTGAAAAACAAAAACAACAAGCTCGAAGTTTTATGGATAAAAACCCTAATTATGGTGATCCAGAAAAAAATATAAACCCTGGTAGTGGTGGTGGAAAAGGGTATGATCCTGGTGCAGACTATAGTGGATCAGATAAACGATCACAAGACAACAGAAGTTCTGACCTAGGTTTTAGTGATATTAGATTAAAAGAAAATATAGAGTTAATAGGTAAATCACCATCTAATATAAATATTTACAGATTTAACTACATAAATAACCCTGTTAAATATCAAGGTGTTATGGCTCATGAAGTGCCTTGGGCTATTCAAAAACATAACAGTGGATATCTAATGGTAGACTATAATAAGGTAGATGTAGACTTTAAAAAGGACATTGATTATAGCTCAAAAACACTATACAAAGAGGATTTAGACTAAATTATGGCAATATCTAGATCATTAATGGAAAGACAATTACGTGCCGGTGGTGGACTTATGACACTAGAAGAACCTAGACAAGGTTATTTTCTAGGTAAGATTGTAAAGAAAGCCAAGCGTGCTGTAAAAAAAGTTGTTAAATCACCACTAGGTAAAGCTGCTTTGTTAGGTGCAGGTGCTTATTTTGCAGGCGGCGGTGGATTACCACAATTTTTAGGTGGTAAAGGTTTAGGTGGATTTCAATTAGGAACGCTTGGATCAAGATTAGGTTTTGGTTCTATTGGATCAGGAGGCAAATTTGCTTTTGATGGACCTCTTGCAGGTTTAATATCAACTGATGGTAAGTTTAGTGCCGGTAAAGCAGGTCTTTTAGGTTTAGGAGCAGCTTCTTTTTTACCTATGCTTATGGGTGGTGATGAGGAAGAAGAAGTTCCAGAAACATCATTTACAGAAACACCAGATAGTATTGCAAGTATAGTTAACATGGCTAGAAACCAAGACCCAAGTTTAAGATTCTTACCTAAACCAAAATTTGTAGATAATTTCTACGCTGCTGATGGTGGATTGGCTGACATACCAAGAGAAGGTTATGCAGAAGGTGGTATCATGAATTTAGGTGGTATGGAAAAAGATTATAGAACTGGTGGATTTGTAGATCTTGGAGCAGAAGAGAGAGCGGACGATGTGCCAGCAAGATTAAGTAAAAACGAATTTGTATTTACAGCAGACGCTGTAAGAAATGCAGGCGGTGGCGATATAGACAAAGGCGCTGAAGTTATGCAGAACATGATGGACAATTTAGAAGCAGGTGGTATGATATCAGAAGAATCGCAAGGTATGAATCCTGCACAAGAAATGTTTGATCAAACACAAATGATGGAGGGTAGATTAGCATAATGTCATTACCAGATTATTTACAAGATACATCAAAAGATTTTGCTAAACAGTTAACGGCAGCAACATCTGTACCTATTAACACTGGTACGTTTACTGGTAGACAATTTGTTGCTGGTGAAGACCCTTTACAGACACAGGCTATAGGTCTTGCAACACAAGGTGTTGGGTCCTATCAACCATTTTTAAATGCAGCACAACAAGCAGTAACTACACAAGCAGGGTTAACTGGACCACAAGCATTTCAACAATTTATGTCTCCGTATCAACAACAGGTTATTGATACAACCTTATCTGACTTTGATAGACAGGCCGCGATAGGTAGACAAGGGATCAGGGACCAAGCATTTACTTCAGGAGCTTTTGGTGGTGGTAGAGAAGGTGTGC